CTTCGATGTTCTCCGAGGATTATCCTAAGCCGCTAGTTGCAAACTTTATTGACGTTGCAGCCCGTGACCTAGCAGAAGCAATGGCACCACTGCCATCCTTTAACTGCTCTGCATCTAATATGGTTTCAGACTCAGCACGTAAGGCAGCAGATACACGTACCCGTATTGCTAACTTCTATGTTGGCGTATCAGAACTACAGCTCCAGATGTATGAAGGTGCTGACTGGTACAACACATACGGAATGATGATTGGTATGGTCGAAATGGACTACGACTCTAACAATCCACGTATGCGCCTACTCAACCCTTGGGGTTGCTACCCAGAGCTTGACCGCTTTGGTCGCGTAGTCTCTTTGACTCAGGTAATGAGCACCGATACAGAAACACTTGCATCCCAGTACCCAGAGTTTGCAGAACAGATTTACAAAAAGAATAACTTCCAGCCTGGTAACCCATACATCACAATGATTCGTTACCACGACGCTGAGCAAGACCTAATCTTCCTACCTGAGCGTCAGAACCTTACACTTGTACGTACACCTAACCCAGTAGGTAAGTGTCTTGTACACGTTGCTATGCGTCCATCTCTTGATGGTCAAGCACGTGGTCAGTTCGATGATGTTTTGGCAGTACAACTCGCTCGTGCTCGTTTTGCTATCTTGCAGATTCAGGCCGCAGAAAAATCTATCCAAGCACCTATTGCTATCCCACAGGATGTGCAAGAACTTGCTCTTGGTCCAGATTCAATTATGCGTTCATCACAGCCACAGAACATTCGTCGTGTAGGTTTAGAACTACCACCAGGAGTCTTTACAGAGTCAGGAGTGCTAGAACGTGAACTACGGCTTGGCGCTCGTTACCCTGAATCCCGTTCGGGAAACATCAACGCAAGCGTTATTACTGGTCGTGGTGTTCAAGAACTGCAGGCTGGATTTGATACTCAGATTAAATCCGCGCAAGCCCAATTCGCTAGAATGTTTGGCGATCTTATCGGCCTATGTTTTGAAGTAGACGAGAAGTTATTTAACAAAGTACAGAAGACTATCAAGGGTTCTGAGGATGGAACACCTTATGTCTTGAAGTACACACCTGGTCGTGACATTCGTGGCGAGTATGGCGTAGAAGTACGTTACGGCATTATGTCTGGTATGGACCCTTCACGTGCAATCATCGCACTTCTTCAGATGCGCTCAGACAAACTCGTGTCCCGCGACTATGTACGTCGTGAGATTCCTATGGACCTCAACGTCACACAGGAGGAACAGCGTGTTGATATTGAAGAAATGCGTGACGCTCTTCGCGTTAGTGTGGCCCAGTATGCACAGGCGATACCTGCTCTTGCAGCGCAGGGGCAAGACCCTTCACAGATTGTCTCTCGTATCGCAGAGGTTATCAAGGGTCGTCAAAAAGGATTAGCACTCGAATCAATCGTGGAGAAGGTCTTTGCACCAGAACCACAGCCAGAACCAATGGCACCAGAACTTCCAGTAGCAGGTGCGGCCCCCGCCCCAGCCTCAGCGCAACCTCCACAAGAACAAGGTGGTATGGCCCCTGCTACTGGTCAGAAACCCGATATAGCGACACTACTAGCCGGTATCACCGGCGCAGCGTAACCGAAGGAGGTGCAAATATGAACAAAGGAACACAGGCTCCAGCCTCAGTACAACCAATTAAGGTTGACACAAAGGCAGGATCAGTCAAAGGCGGTAAAGTTGAATTCGGTTATGCCGGACCAGCTCGCAAAGGCAAGAAGGCTTAATAAGTGAAGGGTGTACGGGATGAATAATGGAACCAACAGAGTCCCACCTCCCGTACGCCCTACACACTTTTTAGTATTGTTTGCTGAGTTCGTAGCAAATTTATCAAGTGTAGTAACAAACTTTTTTGAATCATTATTAGAATTAAGTATTTACCACGCCAACCGCAAGGTTGATGAATCACAAGCGTGGGAGCAGATGACACAAGACTTAGAAACTTTAGAGGAGGACCGATGACAACAGCGCCAATGAATCCGTTAGCGGGTGCATCAGGTCCAGGTCCGTACGCTGTACGTACAGATAAACTTGATATGGGTTCAACCTCATACGGAGAAGGCGTAGAAACTGCAGCTATTAAGTCCGGTGCTGCTCTTGCTTCTACTCCAGATACACGTCCTGCTCCTGCATCTGCAATACGCGATGCAGCAATAACACCTTTATTCGCACCAAGCCAACGTCCAGAAGAACCTGTTACAGCAGGTGTTGATATGGGTATGGGCGCTGGTTCAGAAGCATTGATGATGAATCAGATACAGCAGAATGACCAAGATATTGTAGCCAAGTATTTACCATCGCTTACAACAATGGCCAATATGCAAGATACCCCACAGTCATTTAGAGCGTTTGTGAGCTTCCTGCAAGGATCGCTATGAACCAGTTTGTCAAAGATGTCACAGCATTTGTTGATGCGCTTGGTTATGACTACCCAGGAATAGTTCTTTCTTTAGCAAATATTCCTTGGGAATCAGACCAAGATAGAGATGATTTTATTAAAACACTTACACGAGAGGCTTAGCACTTGGCTAATTATTGGGACACCATTAAAAATGCCATCGCCTCTAAAATAGGTGAAGGTTTATCCGCAGTAGGCGAAAACGTTGCTGCTGGATTTGCTGGTTCTGCAGCAGGAAAAATTGTTCCTGGTGCTGACACCACACAAGTATCTGCAGCAGCTGCCGCTCCTATCAGACAAGCTGGAAAAAAGGTAGCAGGAGCAGCTGTTGGTGTTGTCACCAAGCCTGCAGAAACTGTTAAAGCAGATGTTCTATTCAACCTTGGTATAGAAGAAGCTAACAAGGCTTATGAATTTTTGTGGCCAAAAGTAACTCGCCCTATTACAACTGCAGCTCTTACAGCTAAGCAACTTGGTAGATTTGAAATTCCTAATATTCCGGCTAACTATCAATTAGCTGAAAACATTAGCCCTGCACAAGCAGCATTCAGCGATGTCCCGTTACTCTTTAATAAAGAGTTTAATATTGCAGACCCAACAGACCGCAAAGAAACATTTGAAAAAAATATCTTTGGTAAAATTGGAACTGGTGCTGCAGATGGTTTGCTTAACTGGTACGCAGATCCTCTTTTTATTGCAGGTAAAGGTATTGCTAAGGGACGCAGAGAGTTATTCATCAAGCCTATTGAAAAGGCTGAAGATATTGTTAACATTCGTAAAGATTTAGACCAGCACAGCCTATGGCTTGAAAGCCAAAAGTTAAAGTCAACTGTTGGCGCTCAGGCACAAGCAGCAACTAAAGCCGTACCAGAACTTCCTAAAAACTATTCTATTGTTAGAGAAGACAACCCTCAGGCTGTCGGGCTAGCAAACTTAAATGTTGTTAAAGATGGCAAAGTAGTAGGATTTATCAACTGGAATGTTGATACAAAAGTTATCGAAAATATAGAACTTGTCGGTAGCGAACGTGGCAAGAATCTTGCTCCGGCAATTTGGGCTGAAGCCAAGAAACTCGAACCAGGTCTTAAGCACTCTGAGTATAGAACACCAGAAGGCGATAAGTTTGCTTTTTCAACAGGCGATGTAGTTCCACCATTGAAGCCGATTGGATCATCTTGGACAGATGAACTATTGCTCAAGGCAGAAGAGCGTGCAGCCAAAGCTGCAGAAGCACCTGGGTTAGAGAACCTAAATGTAGGACGCGAAACTCCTATTGGTACAGCCGTTGCATCGCTAATAGGTAAGAGCATTGTAGAAATATCTAGCCATCCTTTGATTAGGAAGAGCACCAATCCACGTCTGCTTTCAACCCTAGTTGGAGAAGCAAAGAGCTACGATGAGGCTGCAGACTTTATTGCAGCAGCTGCTGGCGATAGAGCTTCTATGGCTAGAATTGCAGACAGACGTGCATCTATTGCTGATGAGATTCAAAGAGCGCAAGACATATTAGACCCTGTTACTAGAAAGTATGTAACTATTGAATGGGGTAAAGGCGCTTCTATTGATAAACTTGAGCCTACGATTCAAGAGTATGATCGTCTGACTAAAGTCCTTGATGACCTAAAGTTACGCGATGAGAACCTTGCTCGCGCTATGGATGAGCGCCTTGGTGACTATCGTGTTATCAACGAGTATACATCGGCAGCTGACGTAAACTTGTTCAACAAGAATATTGGCGTTGCTATTGAAAAGGCTCGTGCAAGAGGAGCCGAATTACGCAATGACTTTTCTTTCTACACAGAGGTATTCCAGAAAAGCCCATTTGCTCGTCCTGTTGCTGTAATCCAAGCAGCTTTTAACAAGTTGCCACGTGGCATTGTCCGCATTGATGGTGGACCTGTAGCTGATTCTGCAAACGAAATTAAGTATGCGCTCAACTCTGTGCCTGTATTGCGTAGAGCAGAATATTTGGACAAGAAGACAGAACTCTTTGCAGAATATTCTTTGGCTAGAAACGCAACAGAACGCCTTAAGGCAGTAGAGAACATTGAAGAAGAAGTAGCAAATATTATTGCTCTTGAAAATGGTCTGTCTCTTGAAGAGGCAACTATGTGGTACAAGCAATATTCTACAGTTCGTCGTGGCATTATGAACGGCATTTCAACCAACGGCTTCTGGGTCGGAGATAACGGAGAGTTGATTACATCTCCTTTCTGGAAATCAGAAATGCCAAACGTAGTCCCAATGATGGACTTTAATGACTTTAACAACTTCTTAAAGTTGTATAAGCGTCTTGCCTACAATACTGATGGTGTTATTACCGCTGGCTTAAAGACTCGTCAGATTGGTAAAGAGTTTGAAGAAGCTCTTGACTTTGCTAACTCGCTATTTAAGGCATCTGTTCTTACACGTATGGGTTACCCAATCCGTAACACTATTGACGGCCAGCTTCGTGCAGCCCTAGCTTTAGGCGCTATTGCTAAAACCGACGAAGTTCTAAAGACATTTAAGAAGAACCTTGGAACACGTATCCAGCAGGCAGAGAACTTTGTTGACGAAACCCTTTCTGCTACACGTCCATCACAGCTAAACACTCAAGTTGGTAAGTTGATCCAGCAACGCGGTGAAGTTATCAATGTCCGTGAGTCAATACTTGATGAACTTACACCTCAGGAATACTACGCTGGAGCATCAGGTACTTTTGGTAAGCAAGTAACACCAGAAATGGTTGAACTTTCAATTACTTCTAAGTCAAAGCCTTTGCTTAAGGACTCAGATCGCAACGCTTACTTTGACCTTATGGCAAAACGTAAGAAGCAAAAGGGCCTTTTGTTTGGTGACGATAAAGTAAAGTTTGAAAAACTACAGCGTCAGGCATTTTCAAGGTACATAAGAGAAGAAGTAGTTCCTACTTTGCCTAAAGGCACCAATCTTGTATATGCTGATTATCTAAGCGGTAAGGTTTTCTACAAGATTCCTGGAAAGCAGGGCCGTTTACCTAAGGGTGCAGTCCCAGAAATCGAAGCACGTCGCGGTATTCCTTCAGGAATGCTTGCAGATGATATCGAATCTGTTGGTGCTCTTGAGTTACGCGGTAAAGGCCCAGTCCAATACCCAGATATTCGTGTGATTACTTCATACGAAGCTGCTCGTGCTGAGAACTTTGATGAAATTGCTAGCATTCTTGGCGAAGACAATATGATGCGTATTCGTACTTACCAAGATATGATTGATAAGTACGATAATGAGATTCTTCAGAAGGTAGAACAGTCTCAATTCTTGAATCAACGCCGTGTTGAGTTGGGTATTATCCGAGCTGGCGAAGGTGAAGAGATATTTATTTCACCTAATGGCAAGAAAGTCGTAGCAGATGGTGCATTTGCTGGACCAAATGGTTCTCTTACTAGAGCAGAAGCATCAAGCGAAGGCTCTCTTAACTGGATGACAGAAGGCCAAGCCTATCTCAGCTTTGATGCTGCAAAAGGTTCTAAGGGTATGACCTCTGGTCTGTCTCTAGGTGAGAGAAGAGTCGCTGTAAACCCTGGTGACCCACAGTATTTTAATGAGATGGCTGTATTCGCTAATCAAAGATTGCGTAACGACCAACTTGCTATGCAGATCCTCGAAGGCTTGCCAGATGCCAAGATTATTGAATGGCTTAAAAGCCCAAAGGGTGCCTTTTACATCAAGGAAATCAACGCAGATATTGCAAAGGTTGATATTCCAGCACACGTAAAAGAAGCACGCTCACGTATCTATAAGTTGTTCCCAGACCAACAAGTTCGTTCTTTAATAGCTCGTGAAGAGTTAAGCCCTGAACAATTTGATTTGCTAATGCGTGGAACACCTAACTTAATTCCTGTTGCTGGCCGTGAGTTGATGGAAGACGGATTAAGATACAACAAGGGTGTACTTAAAAGCGTTATCAACGACACTATATCTAAGATATTTAAGGTAATTGGTTCAACTCCTGAAAACAATCTTGTTGCTTGGCCTTTCTATAACAACCTTTACAAGAAGAATCTCCAAAGAGAGATTGATTTAGCTGAAGGATTAGGCAAGAACATACAGGATCCAGACCTGATTATTCAACTGCAACGTACTGCTCACGCATCGTCACAGAGAACCCTTAAAGATGTTTTGTATCGCGTAACCAATAATACTGGTTTGTCTAATACAATGCGCTTTTTGGTGCCATTCTTTAATGCACAATACAACGCAGTTAAGGTATACGGAAAGTTCTTAATTGAAGACCCATCTCGTATAGCACGTGCTCAGCAGCTTTGGAATCTACCCAACCGAGTAGCAACAGTAGTTGACCAAGAGGGCAAAGAAGTCCCACCAGGGGCGCCACCTTCAGAGAATCAATATATTTTGTTTACTATTCCAGAAGGTGTTCAGGGAAGATTCGGTATCCCAAAGGGGTATCAAATCTCTGTACCAAAGAACAGCCTAAACGTGTTCTTGACTGGAGATAATCCTCTAGCGCCTTCATTTGGTTTACCTGTAACTATCCCGGTTGCTATGGTTGCTAACAGTAGGCCAGACAAAGTGGAAGATGTAAGGACATTCCTTACAGATTTCTTTGGTGAGCAAACATCAAATGCAATTATGAATAGCATTATTCCTTTTGGAAGAGCACCAGCTAATCCTTGGAAGTTGCTATTGCCTGCAGCTGGACAGAAGTTTGCGTCTCTACAATCGGGCTTAGATGACACAACATACGCCAATTCAGTAGCAAGTGCTATGAAAACATTGCGATATGAGTGGGAAGAAAATGGAAGCGTAGGAAAGCAACCAAACTTCCAGGATGCTATTAACCTAGCAAACCAACTATTCAAGGTTCGCATCGCTGCTAACCTTAGCCTTCCGTTTACCTTCACATTCCGTCCGGAATGGCAACCAATTATGGATGATTATAGAGCTGCATTGCTCGATCCAAAGGTTGGAAAGACTAAGGTTGACGACTATATTCGTGATAAGTATGGCGACATTGGGTACTTGATTACAGCACCTACTAGCAAGAACAAGACAAATCTTGTACCAACAATCGGTGCTGTGGTAAACGAAAAGAAGTATCGCCCACTTCTTGGTGAAATGGATAAGCTGAACGTGCCTGGCCTTGTAGGGTTTATTGCTAACTATGGCAATAACTCAGACAAGTATGCAGATGCAGCGGCTAACTATTTCCGTAATAGAAACGTGCGTCCTGGTGGCGAGATTAAGTACACAGAATCACGTGCTACCGAAGACGTTATTACAGATCGTGAAGAAAGCCTAGGCTGGAATTACTACGAGAAGTTCTCCAAGCAGCGTGATGCTATGCTTGCTAAGTATGGTTTGAAGAGCGTTAACTCTCAAGCTGCACAGCAAATGGGTATTACCGCAAAGTGGGAAGCAGCAGTACAGTCAATTAAAGACTATTTGCCAGCTTGGTCTGAGGCGTATGACAACTCAGTCGGTGACTTTACCAAGACTAAGCGCTATGTTAAAGGCCTTCTAAAGACTCTTAGTAATGAGACTTGGATGAATGAGTATGGCAATACCCCAACTATGTTGGCAGTTAAAGATTATGTCCTTAACAGAGATTATGTTGCCAACGAACTTGTTAAGCGCAAGAAGTATCTAGGAAGCGGCGGTCTTGGTGACCCTGCAAATGCTGACCTTAAAGATAAATGGGATGACTACATTATCAAGTTAAAGCTATACGACACAGGCTTCTCAGACTTGTACACACGTTATCTTGAAAATGACAACTATGAAGTAATTGAGGTAAACAAGTAATGGCAGGTAAAGATCAGGTAAAGCAACCGCCTACGTTTGACACTGGCCCAACAGGCGGTGCTGGCTCTACAGATGACAATGTTTACAAAGTAGAAGTTGGCTTTGGATTAGTAGACAAGAACGGCCTTCCTCTTTCTTTACCTCCAATTCAAATTGGTAGTTACGTAACCACTCTAGCCGGAACAGACCCAAAGGCTTACGCTAGAGTTAAGGCAGCTGTTGTTGCTTTATCAGGACGCAAGAAGGTAGACCCAAGTTATGTGGGTGGATATGTCAGCAAGTTGGCCCAGAACATTATGGCCTCTTCCGACATCGTTGCTCGATCAGGTAACCTTGAGGACTTCTTCAAAAAGGCTTCTCAAGCAGCTGGTACAGGCACTCAGCCTTCCCCTCCACAGTCATACATATCTAGCCCAAGTCAAGCAAAGGGCGATATCAATAAGATATTCGGTGATTTACTTGGTCGTCAGGCTACAGATAAAGAACTAAAAGCTCTTACCTCTGTTCTTAACGATGCACAGAAGAAGAACCCATCAAAGTATGTTAATGGTGTTACCTATGGCGGTCTTGATAAAGAACAGTTCTTAATTGACCTTATTACAACTGGCGAATATGCGGCTAATCCTAAAGCATTTCCTGGAATACTTGGCAACATTGCCAATGAGGTTGCTCAGAAACAAGCAACCTTACAGGAGCAAGGCGTCCTTAAAACAGAAGATGTTCTAAAAAGCGTAGCTGTTTTGAATGATGTCCCTCTATCTCAGGACCAACTTGATATCTACAGATCCAGAATTGAAGCTGGTGAGGACGTGAATCTAATTAAGAAAGAAATCCGTAGATTAGCTTCAATAGGACAACCAGATAGCATTAAACAGATGATTGAACAAGGTGCAGATTTATCCACAATCTATGACCCATATCGTAAGATTATGGGAACTGTTCTTGAAATCAACCCTAATTCAATTCCACTAAATGACCCAACACTACGTATGGCGATTGGACCAGATAAGGAAATGTCCTTGTATGAATACCAGAAGAGCCTACGTAAAGACCCACGTTGGGAATATACCAATCAGGCTAGAACAGAAACTGCAAATGCGATTACAACAGTCCTTCGGGACTTTGGGTTTATGGGGTAATGATGGCTAGATTAAAACCTACAGTAACAATCGGTGGCGCACCTGCGGGATATCAACCTGTCACGTTGCAACCTACAGTTACTATCGGTGGAGCACCAGCTGGATACAGAGAAACGTTTGCTCCGACTCCAGTTACTCCTGCACGGGCAACTCCTGGTGCTTTTCGTAGAGCAGAAGAAGCATCTAATGTAGGTGCTCCTGTCTATACACCAAGCGGTCTAACACCAACTGGAGAATTTGCTACACAGCCAGAGCCAACAACCACTACAACCACAACTACAATTACAGACCCTTATGCTCAGTATCTTAAGGATCTAAAAAGCCAAGAAGGAATAAGCGCTTACAATCTTCTTCTCAATGAGTTTACTCAGTATGGTTTAGGTTCTTTGGTAAGCGATATCAGAGAGCTCTTGGTAAACAATACACCTGCTTCAGAGATGTCTTTGGTTTTGCAAAAGACTCCTGCTTACCAATCTCGATTCTCAGCAAACAAAGATAGAATTGCAGCTGGATTACGTGTTCTTCGACCAGCAGAATATATTGCCCTTGAAGACCAGTATCAGAATATTATGCGTAACTATGGTTTGCCTGCATCTTATTACACAAAAGATACTACTGGTAAGCAGCCAGGATTTGATAAGTTTATTGCTGGAGATGTATCAGCGGCAGAACTAGAAGACCGCATTGCTACAGCACAGAAGCGTGTGCTTAATGCTAACCCACAGGTAAGCACAGCGCTCAAGCAGTTCTACCCAGATATTACCAATGGTGACATCTTGGCTTACGCATTAGACCCATCACAGGGTCTTGAAGGTATCAAGCGTAAGGTAACCGCAGCTGAAATTGGTGGAGCAGCGATTGCTCAGGGACTTCAGACTGGCGTTAGCCGTGCTGAAGAACTTGCTAGATATGGAGTCACAGGACAACAAGCAGAACAAGGATTCCAAACAGTGGCAGCGATTGCACCACGTGGTTCACAACTTGCAGAGATTTATCAGACAAGTCCATACGGACAGGTGCAAGCTGAAGAGGAAGTCTTCGGACTTGCTGGAGCAGCGGAGTCACGCAAACGTCGTGAGAAACTCACATCACTAGAGACAGCACAATTCTCTGGTACTGCTGGAAGAGCAGCAGGTGCGCTCGGTAGAGATCGCGCATTAGGCCAAGGCCAATTCTAAAGCCTGCCAACGGGACGACTGGTCCGTTGGAGCGATAATAAAACCAGGAGTAGGAGCCATATCAGATTCCCCAGTTTGATATGAGGCCTGCGAAATTCAACTAACGAATAGGGAGAAGGACCAATATGTCCAATTACGACTACGAGGATGAAGACGACGATATCAC